GTTTTAAGTATTCAATAAAATCAATAACATTATCTTCACTGTCAAATTCTGCTACAGAGTTGATTGCTAAAGTTTTTTACTACTCTTTTTGTCATCAGCAAAACCACGAAGCCCATACATAAATGTAGTTTGGGGATCTGCAGTTGCCATTTTAATCATACCTCTTGCAATAGTAGAACATACTTCATATTCTTACTGTTGACATTTCAGCTTTATTATCCATTACGATACCACAAGTAAAACCTTTTTCCCAAGGTGTGACTAAAACTTTTATTGAATTGGATACATCAATCTTTTTTTTCTTTGTCATTATTTATACCAATACCTTTCATAATTTTCTTTATTATATTCTACTGCTTTAAAATTCAAAAACCTCTCTTCATACTTTTTTTTTGCAAACTCTTCTGCGTCACTCTCTTTACTGAATATAAGATTTGTAAACATTCTAAACTCCTTATCTTTTTTGTTTTTAAATAATACAAAATATAATGTCATGCGTAATAAGGGTGGAGAATAGACCCCTCAATACTATCCCCCACCCAATTGAAATAATAATTCCTATTCAAAAGTTTCCTCTTTCTTAGGATTAGTTACCTCAGTATACCAAACCCACTTAGGGTTCTTTCCTTGCGACTGTTGTTGTGGTAACAGTTGCAATTTACTTCCCCAACAAGGAAGTTTGTATGAGCAAAATGTACAAGCCATGCCCAAAATTTTATTACCTGTCTTCTTAGTTCTAAATGTTTCTTCTATAGCATCATAGCATCTCTTAAATGGTACTTTGTTTTCAATAGCTGCAATGTTTTCTTCTACACTAGCCAATGCTTTAACTCTGTATTCATTGTCATCTATAGGAGTTTCACATACTGTCCACTCACCTGTAGATTTATTGATTACAATCCACCCACCAAAAGGCATCTTCTCACTCTCACTATAGAGATATCCTTGAGGTACATATCCAAACGCATCGTCCTTTGCAACCTCTTCAAACCCACCTTCAAATTTTTTAGTGAATGAATATGGTGATGCACTTTTAATGTCCCAGACTTTCTCATTGATCTTAACATCAAGCCTACCCTCAATTTCTGAGTTAGTAAATTTAAGTTTAACCTTTTTCTGTTCATCTTTTACTTCTACTCCCGATGATTTTAAAACAAATATAGCTAATGCCTCGATAAGATCTCCAAAAGTATTTCTCATCTTAACATTATATGGCTGACCTTCTCCCTTTACATTCTTTGCTTCCATTTGCAACTGACACAAAGGTCTACCTATACTTGACATTCTTGGTTTAAATCCTTCTCTTCTTTTCTCCGAGAACTGTTTGCGTAAGGCACTTTTACATGCCTCACCAAACTCTTCAAGAAGTTTATCAGATACTTCAACAGGATCTTTATTTGCTCTATCCAAATACGATTGAACTTTATGAAGGATATCACTCATTAAGATGCCAACACGTCAATAGGATCTTCAACTTGATCTACTACTTTTTTCATGTCTGTATCTGTTGGCTCGTAGTTGCTTTTCTTTGCAGCTTTATAAAGGTCTACTACTTCTGTATTCTCTTTAGTAATAACTTCTTGAAAGACACCTAACGTTTCCATATCTTCTTTAGACATTTCCAAACCAGCCTCAGCATTAACAGAGATCTCTGGTGTGTAATAAACATTACCACCTTTCTTCTGTCTCTTGGTATCGACTGATAGTGTTGTTGTAAACATAAGTTTTTTACGTTTAGTTATTTGTTCTAATGCAGTACCTACTGGTGAAAATGCTGTACCAGTAACCCTCCATAAACTAGGCAGATTAGAAACAGTGTGTTCTTCGCCATTAGCTTTTACTCCTTTGAATGATAACAGACCATAGAGTAATCTATAACATCTTATAGTTCTCTGTTCTGCTAACTGTTCTGGTGTTAAAGATTCCCTATCTTTGAACGGAACTTTACCACATTTTGTACCACCAAGTATATCTACAGCTTCCTCTTTCCAATTCTTAAAGATTATAGATCTGTTTACATACTCACTTTTATCTGGATCATAATGCATGTATTGCATTGCACTTATGAATGGTCTAAATGTAATTGGTTTGCCATATACATTCTGACCTACAGTAGAATCAAATGTAAATAAATTACCTACTGGTAATTGATTGCCATCGTCATCTTCTGGTGACCTGTTGATGCCAAGTCTAGGAATATTTACTCCTTTACTTGAACCATCGTCTTGTCCAATAGCTTCCATTATCTGCTCGTTGGACATCTCACTTATATTTGCTATGTTATTTTCCATAGTCCTCCTTAGTTGATTGATTCCTTATACCATATTTTAATAGATTTGTCAAGTGTTATTTTTTGTAAGGTGGATAAAAATATCACACACAAATAATAAAATTAATACAACAAATCCTGCACCCAATAACACTTCTAACATACTCTGGTATCTCCTTCAGTAATCTCGCAGGATAAATCTTCCATACGAGCAAACCACATTAAGTAACTTTGTAGTTCTTCATTCTCATTTATATATAACATTGTAGGTTTATCATCACACTGTGCTTTTAAATCCTGCAGCATATCATAAGCTTCTTCTTGCTCATCATCAGCATAATCTTCCCACAACTCTTTATCAAGTAGAGGTATACTCATAGTTCTCCTATATTAAAATGGCATATCGTCATCGCTATCTTCTTTACCATTTGGTAAGTCAATAGTTTGTACGAAATACATTGTTGTATTTTCTTTTTTTGCTTTAGCTATATCATTAAGTTTATCTGCTATATCTAAAGCATCACTTCTTTTTGACATAGTTAACTCAACAGTTATTATTGGATCAGTAAAAGTAAATGTCTGTACTTTTAGTATTATATTAGTCTCGGTCATAGTTTATCTCCTTCATATTTAACCAATCATATCCCATTTTGATCTCTGTGTCAAGTGGAACATTAAAGTTTATTCCATAATACTCTTTCAATGCAGGTATTACGGATGCTGTACCCTGGTCAAATATCTTACTCATTACAGCTTCTTCTCCAGGATAAACATCAGCCACAATAGAATCGTGAACTGTGTTAATAAGTAAACTCTTAACCCTTTGCTCATTCATTAGCTTATATATTTTTATACATGCTAAAGGTACAATGTCAGCAGTAGCTAACCCTTGCACAGGATAATTTTTTATTTGCGTACCATAACTAGAGCCACCCCAAGGCATACGTTCTGCATATGGAAAGGAGTATTCTCTACCTGTTGGTAATTTAATTCTTTTAAAAGTTATAGCTTGGCTTTGTAATTCCTCATGCCATTTAGATATACCTTTATATTTTTCTGCAAATGTTTTATAGTATTTTTTCTCAGCATCTGTACCTGTTGTACCACCATACAAAGGTTTAAATGTATGTGCCTTTGCATCTTGCCTAGACACACCAATAATATCAGCAGTAAATTTATGTACGTCTATATTATTTTTTATATCTTCCATACCTTGCTTATCTTGTGCAAGAAATACTGCAGTTCTAAACTCTAGCTGTGCAAAGTCTACCTCAAGTATTTGCCCACCATCAAACCTAGATTGTATAACCTTACGTATAGGGAATGTATTACCTCTTGGTTGGTTTTGAAAGTTAGGATCCCTACTTGATAGTCTACCTGTAGCTGTTACAGCTTGCATAAACTTAGGGTGTAATAAACCATTAGCATTTGTAAAATTTTGTAAGCCTTCTACAAAAGTATTTAAGTATGTAGAGATAGCATTGTGTCTAAGAATAGAATCAATAAAATCTTTAAACTCTCCCTCTGCTTCTCCTGCAATTTTATTTAAAGTTATCCTATCTGTTTTAAATCCAGAGTCAGATACATCATAGACACTTCTAGGTCTTTGATCAAAGCCTGCAAGCTTAGCCATCTTAGCATATACAAATCCTTCTCCATGACATTCATCACACTTACTATATTTTTTGTAAGGACTACCATCAACTTTAATTTTTTTAATCACACCTTTACCTGCACAATGTAAGCATTGGCTAGCCATAGTTCTATAGATAGGCTCAGAGTTATTGGCTACTAAAGTTCTAAACTGTGCAAAAGAAAACTTAGGTCTTTTCTTATTCTTCTTTGTAAATTTATCTACACCTGTATTAAATATCTTAGCCCATTCATTTTTGTCTTTAGGTTTTTAGAATAGATTAACCATGACAATTGCTCTGGACTACCTAAGTTAATTTTAGTATCTCCCATTTTTTGATAGACAATCTTATCTATTTTCTGTTTAAGATAAGCAAACTCTGCTCTGTATTCTTTTTCTACTTCTTTAAGATCATCTAAGTTTACATTGATACCATTACGTTCCATATCAGTAAGCACAATTAAAAATTCATTCATAACTTTAATTGTTTTTAATAAACCTTTATCTTTATCTGATCTTAAGTCTACCATTTGTGAATCAAACAGTTGTCTAGTGATAGCTACATCTACTCTACCATATTGTTCTACAATTTCTGCAGGAATATTCTCAAATGATACACCTCTATCCATGTATTCTTTAACTGCATCATCTTAGCATCTAGTTTTCTACGTTGACAGCACATTAATAGTGTTAAACTCTTACGCACACCACGATTCAATACATATTCTGCTATCATAGTATCATATACATTACCTGTGTATGTAAATCCTGCCTCAAAGCAACCAACTTAAATCAAATTTTATATTGTGACCTATAAGTATTTTAGTTTCATCTAATATTTTTTGTATCTTTGCATGACACCCCTCATCAATCCTCTCACTATGGTTAGTAAAATAGTATTCATCATTAATACCTACACTAACCAGTATGTTATCTGGATTAAATGGTGATGGATCAAAGCCACCTGCCTCTGTTTTTTGATACGAGGTCTCTACATCTATTGTTGTTATCATATTGATTCCTTTATATTATTTCTTCTGATTTTAATTCTGTCTGCACCTTATAGCAGTAATTTTTCAGTAAGTCAAGTCTAACCAAACAAACTTTTTTTGTATTTGAATCTCCGTTGCCAGTTATCTCTCGTGATTGTATGTTATTTAATATTATACACTCAAATATTTTAATTGGTTTTATCCATAAATATTCTTTACCTGTATATATAACCCATAGGTGTGCTGATGTTGCTAGCAATGCAGATGGTTTCCCAAACATAAACAACTCAATAACAATATTATTTGTTTCCTGACTTTTTAAATCATATTTAACTTCTATTTTATAATTATTTTCTGGTATAAATATATCATACTTACTAAACTTACCATCAATTAATACTGCCGATGGGTATTTTATCTGTATATTTGATAGAATCATATTTTCTATTTTTCTACCACGACCTAAGTCTTTTTTAAAATTTGTATACATTAATCTGTAAACCTACTTATATATTTATCTAACAAGCAAGATGGATCTCCATGCCAACCTGTTATCTTATTCTTACTTACGTTTAATACTCTGCTAGTATTAGTAGGATCATTAGATGCTCTATTACCTATACCAATAATTAAATCTGCTTCAGCTGCCTTACCTGTCTTAGAGTTTTCCATCATATCAAATGATATATGATCTCTGTTGTGTGCATCTGCTGATGCCTGTGATATGGCAATGACTACACATTGTCTTCTCTTTGCTATCTCTCTTGCACTTGTATAGATTGCTCTTAACTTCTCATCTGTTCTAGCAAATGTACCACTCATATTTACTTTATCTAATTGATCTATTACAATAATATCTGGCTTATGTTTTTCACAATGACTATCTATATCGTCCATAGACCAATCAACTGTGTCAATCATTTTAATATTATCTTTTATCTTAGTCCATTCATCATGTGCCTTATCAATATCATCTACAATTTGTTCTTTATTAAGTCCAGTAAAAGCACTGATGGCTCTCATCTGTGTACGTACTGCAGGTTCTTCATTAATAAAAGCATGTACCTTTGCACCTTGCTCAGCAAATCCATAGGGTGCTGATACAAGGCTAACCCAGAATGCTGTCTTACCTGTCTCTGGTCTAGCAAATGCAATCATTAAATTTCCTGGACCGATTCCACCTATATATTTTTTAGTACAGTTAAATTAAAAACTCCCATTTACTTACAACATTTAACTCCTCAAGTAGTTCAGTAATATCATTTGTTACTGCGTCTAATTTTTGTGCAGGTAATCCTGTCTTATGTTTCTCTATAAGATTTGTAATGAAGTTAAAATCTGCAGGCTTACCATTAAATATTTCAGTAGCCTCTATTGCAATCTTCTGTGCAACATCTCTCTCAATTAATATTTTAATTATATCATCTGCTATTTGTTTTGATGGTTCGTTTGTTTCTTTTATATCCTCAAGTAATTCACTGAACTGTTCCTTAGCTGCTCGTGTTAATGCAGGATTAAATACTGCAGTATGTAGAGAATACAACTCATCAATACTTATATCAGAATCATACTTATCATGTGCTTTTTGAATTGTATCATACAAAGAACCAAAGCTACCTTGAAATACATTACGAGATACTTGACCTTTATACTCTGTATAAAAGTCTTTGTTTAACATTAGTTTTATTATTTGTTTTTCTATCATTTGATGTTTGCTTTCTGAATTATTTCTTTTAGTTCTTTAATCTCTTGTCCTGCTTTTCTCAACTGTTCTTGCAAATATACCTTTGTTTTTCTAATGCTTCTATCTTATTCATTTTAATATACTTGCCTGAGTCAAACATTGCAGGGCTTGGTTCATCTGGGTGTGGTCTATCGTTCATTTAAACATCTCCTCTATTTCTTTTGTTCCATAATATTTTAAATCATCTTCTAAAGTTTTAACATGAACATTCTTAATACCATAAGACTTAAGTTCATTAGCAATACCAAATGATTTAACTGTTGCATCTCTGTCTAACCCTATATACAATTTATCGTACTGTGTCAAGTGTTTCTTATGAGATTCTTTTAATGACGTACCCATCAAGGCTATGCCTGTCAATACATTAGATACTGCACAAGCAGAGGCACAATCTTCTACAAGAATAGCCTCCTTATGTTCTTTCAAGCCACAAGTAAAAGGTATATCTTTGTTACCATACATATACCATTTAGGATAGACTTTAGAATTTAATCCTCTACCTACTGCACCTACAATCTCATCTGTCTTTGGATCTTTAACGCAGAAGACTACCCTGTTTTGTGCAACATCAAATTTAATTGTGGCTCTACCTAAACTCCACGCTTCCCAACAATTATTTTTATGTAGATACTTCATTGCTTTGTCATCTGAATATACAGTTGTAAAACTATCTGGTAGTTCAAATGGTGCATCACCTTGTTTTATTTTTGTTATTGAATGTTGAGTTTACATAGTTCATATCTTTCTCACCTGTGTACTTACCCTTAGCTTTACAGGCAGCATGAAAGCAGAACCAATTTATATTATTGGAAGCTGTATCTACTGATAGGGTATTCTTACCATGACAGAAAGGACAATCCATTCTCATAGATGTATCTGGTGGAATGAATAGCCCCTCTATAACTTCTAACTGTTGCTTATAATTCAGACTGAATCTCCTCGTAAGTTATTGTATATCTACTATGATCATAAAAATTATCAGACTCAACTTTCATTAAGCCCTCATTTAAATACTCAGCAGCAGCACTCTCAATCATATCTAATGTTGGCTCACATGGGAAAGGTATTAATCCTTTGGCATCTATACCCATTCCAAATATTCTTACTTTATATTTTTTCATCATCATTCTCTCTATCAGATTTATTCTTATTTGTTCAAGTTATTTTTATTCTTTGTGTGTAATTATATGTTTAAGTATAGTTGTTGTAGGATCAAAACTTAAATCCTTACAGGAAATTATAAACAAAAAAAGAATAAGTAAGATACTACTCCTCATTGTATTGGTCTGGTGTTAAATGCATTCTCCCAGTCTTTATTTTCATAAGTTTTTATTCTATGACAATTTGAGCATAAGACTGTACATTTTCTTACCTCATCTTTTATTCTTTTAAAAGACATTGTGTCTCTAATCATTTTAGATATGGAATCTACTTTAGTAGTCCTATCTATATGATCAAAATCTAAAGCACTAAAATGTTTTCTATATCCACAAGTGTAGCATCCCTTTAAAAGTTTATATTTTCTTAAAACTTTTTGTCTAAAATTAGAAAGCTTTCTATGGGCAGCTACTTTTCTTTTGTTCATCCTTAATCTTGCTTCTACAGGCATTCTTTTTGTATACCCTCTTTGCCATTCATTTTTTTTGATTGGTATTTATAGGGCATACTTACTACTCCTCATTGTCTATCTCATGCACTACAGTAAACGTATTACTTTGTAGCTTACCCACATGTATTGGCTCACAGTTTAAGAAATCTTGTATAACTTCTATAGCTATATCAAGTTCTTTGTTATAGTAATCTTTATTTTTTTAAACCTTAAAGTTAAAAACTTTTTTATTTTTCTTTTAGATATCCTACTCATTAGTCTCCTTTTTTATTTTTCTCTTACTGAAGATGCAAGTTTATTAATCTCATTATAAATTTGTTCACCTTCCCAATGCTCAAAGGGTTGCCATGCTAGTGCTGATATCTCCTCAAAAAAGTTTTTCTTCATCCCAATTATCCCACTTTTTATCTAGGTCATCATACAAATAAAAACTACTTGCCCATTCAAAGTCTTCTCTTTCTTTCTTATTCATGTTTACTCTCCTCCTCTGTTTCCCCAAAATAATTTTTGTACCATCTATCAAAAAATCTTTTATTCTTTTTTATTATTTCAAATGATATTGGTTTGGGTGGTTTGAATTTATATTCTAAATGATTATCAAAGTTCTCTATAAAAGTTTCAACATAATCAGTATCTTTGTCGCTTACTCCATATATAACATTATCTACGTCTATCCATAGTCCTTCAAAACCAATTTCGGTAAAAACATTTTTAGCTTTTAATATTCTTTTTAAAGACTGCGAAATTGGACAAGCCTCAGCATGTGCAGGTTTTCCATTTTTTATATCTTCTTTTGTTACATTTATTTTATGTCTCATTAATGCTCCTTATAACTTACTTGTTTAACTTTAGGATTCCAACAGGCACGACAGCTACCACACTCACCATTCTGTGTAGGTGCAGGACATGTTCTACCTATTGCTCTCTTATCTTTATGCACACCAGATGTCCACTTCCAAAACTTAGGTGGTGGGCTATCAACTTTAGTTGTTGATACTCGTAAGCATAAATTCTTTGGTACATCTTTCTCTGTAATTTTATCTATGATTTGATACTCTCTAGTAGCTAACCAATACTTTTATGTGTGGTGTAAGTTCACACACCTCAAATATTTTCATAAGATGTTCATAAGATTGTATATCACCAGAGTCAAACCAACGGTGAAAACGCCTTGATTTATCTAGGTTTTTGTACTTTTGGGTAATAAGTTCTGCCATATAATCTACCCATTCTGGTAGACCTAGTGCCTCATATCTTTTTTGATACATAGCTTTGACAACAGGGAATACATAGCAACCTTTACCTGCATAACATTTGTTACAGATAGTGCCATCAACTAATGCTAACTTACTACCTGTCACACAGTATTCAATTGGTATACCCCATGCAAACGAGGGCATCTTACTTGGATTAGATAGACTACCTATCTTTGCCTCTAACTCTTTGATTGTTTTCATATTATTATTCCTATTATAAATCCTACAATAAATCCTACAATGTATTCTCTGTGATACAAAGATGTAGAACAAAACCATTCTCTCCAATCTTTAGGAGTCTTACCATATATAATCATAGTTATCCTTTGTTAAGTTATACTTTAACACATAAAGTCTGGTGTGTCAACTGATGTGTACTTAGCGAATCGTTTCTTTTCACCTACATAGTAATCTTTGTATGATTGTATATAGTTATCACACTTGTACTCATCTGGCATACACAAAGGTGGGATTAAAAAATTCTGATACTCAAACTTATTTTTTATTTTGTCATTTAAACAAATTAAATTATTAAGTATGCGACCTGTCTTATGTATTCTGTTGTGATACCTGTGTCTGTATTGATTAAGTAAGTGACCTAACAAATCTATTGACCACATATAATTACCTAATGAATCTCCTACCCATATAGTCATGGGGTGGTGTGGATATGCAGGTTTGTATAGTTCTTCATCAATACCACAATGTCTTTGGTATGCAGTTGATAACATCTGTCCTGTTTCTAATATCATTTTGACTACATGCTTATCACAATGATACAATGCAGATACCTCTGGGCTTTTATCTAAATGAAATATGTTCATATTATTATTTATTAATTAGAATTAATATTGCATTAGACAAATCTACTTTACCTAATAAATAGTGGTCATGTGTATCTTCAGATATATCAATACTATTTATTTCTGTATTTTCTAATTCTTCATTACACAATTCTAATATTTGTTAAGTTTATTTCTAAAGCTTCTATTTGTTTATATTTCTAGTCCTTCATTCAT